TTGATGTACTCGACCCACCTAAAGAGGAAGTTATTAAAGATGAAGTTGTGGAGTTTGAAGAACCGCCTATTGAGTTCGAGATTATTGAATTTGATTTGGAAGATATTGCACCCGAAATCGTGGTGGAAATACCAGTATTGGTTGAAGTTGTAGAAGATGAACCTATTAAAGAAGATATACCTGAAGTTTTGGAAGAAGATACTCCCGACACAACGTTACCTTCTGTGGAGATTAAACAAGAGAGAGAAGATATAGTCCTTACAGAAGAAGAAGTTGCTGTAGAAGTAGCTGAAGTTGTAGAGATTGTAAAAGATATTGTTATTAAAGAAGCTACTGTTGAAGAAGTTGTTGAAGTATTAGAACAGGTTAATGATATAGGTGTACAAAATCTATCTTCAGTCACAGAGGAAACACAGACAGTTATACAAGAGGTTGTTGAGGAAGCTATAGCAGATGTTGCAGAGCTTACTGAAGAACAGGTAGAAGTTGTCGCTGAAGTATTACAGGTAGAGGCAGAAGATGTAGCTATTATTGCTGAATCTGTTAAAGATGATGAGGTTATAGCAGAAGCTGTAAAGGAATATGTTGAACGTGCTGTAGAAAATGCAGACGTAGAAAACTATACATTAGCTGATGTTGTAACTGAAGTACAGTTTGAAACTTTTATAGACAATCCAATACAAACCTTCATAGATATTGACATACAAGAAATAAACTTTAGTGACATAGGTAATGACATGACTAATGACCAGAAGGAAAAAGCTCAAGAAGTTGTAGTTCCAGTAATCTTGACTAGAATAGCTACTATGGCAGCTTTTGTATTTAGGAGAGGCAATGTTTAAAAAACTAGGTAACTGGTTTGTAGATGCAATAAAAGAAACACTTAACCTTAGTTGGACTTTGGTTGGGTTAGTTATTGCTACGCTTACATTGACTGGTTCTGCACAACAAGTAACAGGATTAGCTACTATAATTACATTGGGCATATGGTTAATAACTTTAGGATGGAGAAAGTAATATGGCACATGCAGCTAGAAAAGCAGCAATGCTTAAAAAACACGGATTAAAAGGTGTTAATCAACCTAAACGTACACCTAAACATAAAACTAAATCACATGTTGTCCTTGCACAAAAAGGTCACGAAATAAAATTAATTAGATTTGGTCAACAAGGTGTTAAAGGTGCAGGTAAAAACCCTAAATCTAAAAAAGATAAAGCACGTAAAAAATCTTATTATGCTAGACATAATGCACAGGATAGTAGTCCTGATAAATTTTCAGCTAGATACTGGTCACATAAGGTGAAGTGGTAATATGGCTAAAAAAGTAAGCTGGCAGTGGGGAGGTAAAACTTATAGTGGTACTTTCATTAGAGAAACTAAAACACATATTTTTGCTAGAACTAAAAATGGAAAAATTAAACGAATCGTTAAAAAGAAGAAACAATAATGCCGTTACCAGGTGCATATGTTAACAGAAGTAATACAGTTGGTGAGTATTGTAGTAATTGCAAACATTATTCTAATAACTATTGCATTGCATTCAAAGAACAAGTAGCGCCGTATGGTTGGTGTAAAATATGGGAAAAGGTAGGTAATGAAATACGAAGTTCTTAGAGTTAGTAGTGGTAAAGACTCTACATCAGGATTGCTATTTGAAATAGACAATAACAAACGTACATTTTTAGCATACACATTAGAAGATGAGCAAAGAGATGTTAAAGTTTGGGGTGAAACTCGTATACCTGCTGGTACATACAAGCTTAAACTACGTGAAGAAGGTGGATTTCATAACAGATACGCTAGTAAATATGGTAAACCTTTCCATAAAGGTATGATTCATGTACAAGATGTACCAGGATTTGAGTATATATTATGGCATACAGGTAATACTGATGAGCATACAGCTGGTTGTTTGATACTAGGTAACACACAAACTAACAATCGTATAGCTAAAGATGGCTTTATTGGTAGTAGTGTTGATGCATATAAGTTTGTTTATCCTCGTGTTGCAGCTGCAATAGAATCAGGTGTAGACGTAGAAGTAACTTATATAGATTATGATGGAGATATTAAAGAAATATCTAATAAAACAACTGATGATGTCATACTTACAAGTACAGTTATGGATAAATTGTCAGAGATAAGTGGAGAGATTCAAGTAATGTCTGCTAAACTAGATGGCAGAAAGATAAATTAATGGCAAAAAAAGAAGATTATATACCAGGTTCACCTCCAGGTTCACAAGGACCTAAGTTTGAAAACTTTGATGCAGCTTATGAACTAGACCAAAGACAAAAGATAGCTACAGAATCTGATAAAGCTAACCTTGTTGATATTAATAAACAAATAGCTGCTGCAGATAAAGAGTTAGCACGACTTGCAGGACGTGTAGTTCCAGCACAAGGACGTTCAGCACAAAGCGTTGCTAAATCTGCAAATTATGAAAGTAAAGTAATAGATACTAAAAGATTTCTTGAAAGTGAAAAAGAAGCTATTACTAAAATATTAGAAGAAAAAAAAGAAATGCTTCCTCAATCATATTCAAGTGCAGTAGAAGAAAAAAATATTGCTAGAAAAACTATACAAGGTCCACCTGAAATAATTAAAGCTCCTAATGTAAAACCTCCTAAGTATACTGCTATTGTAGACCCTAAAGGTGCAGCTATTATGGGTACAGAACCTGCTCCTCCAAAAGAATTACCAAATCCTAAAGCTACGCCAGTTGGACAAATTTATATAAAAGATAAAGTTATGCAATATCCAGAGATGAATATAGGTATAACAACAGATGCTAAAGGTAATCGTGTTCCTATAAAAGGTACAGGTCCTGCAAGAGAATATGTTGCAGAACGCATGCCTATGTCAGACAAAGAAGTTATACAAAAATATGAAAAAATGGGTGCTGATTATCAAGCTAAACTAGCACAAGAAGCTATAACTCACGAAAAATTAGAATTTGATTTTGAAAAAGGTGAAGCTCGTATTGTAGGACATGATAATTTTATCAGAGTTGAAGGTCAAGAAATGTATGCAAGAACATCTGGTAGAAAAAATCAAGTAGTTGTTCCTGCAACTAAAGCTAATGAAGCTATAGACCGTAGATTTAATACTACACCACAAATTACTTCTAGTATGAGATGGGAAGACGTACAAAGAGAAAAAGCACAAAGAGCTAAAGCACCTTCACAACAAAAGTTTATTGGAGATAAAAGCGGTATTGTTCCTAATGAAAATGCACGTACTTATGGTGTATCAGATGAAGCAAAACGTAATATGGATTTTAAAATTTCTAGTGCTGCTAAAGCTGCAGCTGCTAGTAAAATAGCTCAAGCTGCAAAAAAATTAGGTGGCAAAACAAACATGTTGAACATACCTATTATGACAAAAGGTTCAGCAGATAAAATATTTAAAGATTTTTTTGGTAAACAGGACTATAGTAGTTAGTGTTTATTAAAAATAAAAGAAGACGTAACCAAGATGGTACATTTAAAAAAGATGTTCGGTGGACACCCTGGTCAGAATCATGGAGTTATAAGATGAGCCAAGAATACAAAGATGTATTAAGTAAAACAGTATGGACATTTGTAGAAGCTTTTATATCAGCATTAACTGTTGCACCTTTAGTAGGAGTTGACGCTGACGCTGTACAATTAGCCGCCTTATCTGGTGGAGCTGCTGCATTAGTAGTTGTAAAAGAGTTTGCTAAAAAACAAATCGGTCCTAAAGCAAAGCCAGCAAGTAAGTAATAATGCCTGGAAATATTAAACATAAAGTTGGTGCAGGTATGGGTGGATATCGCGGTGATATTTTATCAGCTAAACAAGCAGAACAAGTTGCCCGTGGTCTAAGTGGTGGTAGGATATCAAATAAAGCAATTACTTTTGAAGGATATAAAGACCATATACTTAAACCATTACGTAAAGGTTTTATAACACGTACAAAACCTGTACATAAAAGACCTGACCTTAAAACATGGGAAGATAGAAACCGTTCTAATCAAAATACAAAGTTGAATTACTAATGCGAAAAAGAAAACAATCAAAGAATCCAGATTTAAAGGATAGAAATTATACTCTTAGAGGTAGAGGTGATACTCATTCCTTAGAAGGTGGAGAGACTATTAAAGGCATGACTAAACGTTACCAAAAAAAAATAGCTGCTAACAAACTTGGTGTAGCAAAAGCAGTAGCTAAAGATATTTATTTACGTGCTGATAATATGTTTTTAGGAGCTTTACCTGGAGGTAGTCCTTCTATTTTAAAAGTATGGCAAGACCGTAATCGTTCTAATAACGGAACAAAGTTAAATCCATAATGCAGTTACCTTATTCAGTTCCAGATTATAAAGGCACAGGTAAAAAAGAAGCTGAGTCACGTATGGACCAATCTTATGCATTGTCTAATATGTTTAATAAGAAAAGACTTATGTATCTTAAAAAAGCTAAACAAGCTACCGAAGAAGGTAAATACAAATACGCTGAAGCAATGTTAACTAAAGCTAGTCTTTCTGAAAAAGATGCTATGAGATTTGGTGTTAAAGGTATAGGATACGAAAGAAGTTCTAAGTAACACCTGAGTGTCTATCTAAATAACCTTCTAACAATTCTCTATACGCTACCTTAGTACCCATAGACTGTCGTCCATCGTATATATCATGATGCCACTTACATAATACGGCTGTATTATCTACGTTATATTTGCGTGCTTTGTTGCCACCCATACCTATATCTTTTATATGAGCTAACTCTAACCATTTACTACTGCCACAATTTGCCCACTCACACGCGTTTCCAGCCCTTCTAAAGGCCTCTTCTCGTATTTGTGTTATATCATCCATTGACATCATACATAGTATATTTAAGTGTAATTTCTTCGTTAGCTTTTAAAGGTCTTAATGGAAACAAATGATTAACATAAGTACCGTGCAAACGTCTTACTTCACAGTTAGGTTCATCACTATGATTAATGAATCCTCCTAAAGGTGTACGTATTATCTGTCCTTTGTCGTCCATAAATACGTGTGTTACACCTATACTTGTTTCTAAATCACGTATAGCTTTAATTGTAAACAGACCTAAACCTTCTATTTTACTAGGTCGTATTGTTAAATACTTAGGTAAAGGTCTGTATGTTGGTGCATTATCCATAAATTGTAAAGTATTTTCCTGCTGGGAAGTTCCAAGACTTTAATACGTCTATCCAACGTACTTTATTTTCCTGAAGTCCCCACTTACCTTCGTATATTGCATTAGATACATACATAAATAGCTGTGTACTACACTTGCCATCGACTGTACCTACTGCTTTTGGTAGGTCTAGTAATTGCTGCATGTAACGTAACGTACTGTCTGTTACTGCACCTGTATCTATGTTTCTAGCTGTCATTAAATCATCTGGTGCATGCTCGCCGTTAGCTACAGTAATTCTTTTAGGTGCTTTTTTAGCAATATTTTTTAAGTTATGTGTTGCTTTAATATCTAAAGTTAATGTTTCTCTGTTAACTGTATAAGAAATCCAGACTTCTTTATTGTCTTTAGTTAAACCTAGAAACCTTTTACCTCCAAATGTATCTAATGTAGAAGCTAACTCTCTTAACTTTGCAGCTGTTTCTCTGTGTTTAAACCTAGCTTTTAACTCTCCATCAATTGTAACTGCAGATGCATCACGCATTTTTTTACTGTAATCTGTAAAACTATTTTTCATTCTTCTTCTCCTAACTGTGCAAGATGCCAATTGTAATCATTAACAAACTTGTCCATTAATACCCTAAGACTTATTGTGTCAGGTGCTATATTAAAGGTATCGCTACCGCATGCTTTGCTAAACTGTTGCGCCCATACTTTCATAAACTTAGGACTGTTAAATATATTTATTTTATTTATATCTATTGATTGTTTCTTTTTAGCCATTTGAATCCTCAAAATAATTTTTATGACAATCGTCACATTTATGCATCCAACCTATGTCTGTAATGTATGCTTTCTTACAGTCTTCACATTGGAAATTATAAATTTCTGATACGCCATTTTTTCTATCGTCTAATATTTTTTTGTTTGTGTAATAACTGAATTGCTCGTTATTCATTAGTTCCTTTCCAACAATGTTTACTACTGTTCCAGTGATGCCAGCCATCATTGTAGACTAGCCAAGCTGCGTATCTTGTAGCAACTTCTGGATTTGTTCGTTTACCTATTATACCAAGTTTAGATTTTAACCAAGACCAAGTATTGTCATTAAATTGCCAGAGTCCAACGTCATTCGTACCGTCAGTGTTTTGTCCCACAACTGCAGGCCTTCCACTGCTTTCACAGTAAATAACCTTTAAGGCACGAACAACGTCTTCATCTTTAAAATAACTTTGTACTATAGGTTGCCATTCTTTTACAAAGTACACCATATAGTTTGTTTCTCGGCACTCTACGTACTCAGTTAATTCAACAGGTGTCGGTGCTGTTACCCACAGACACGCTGCTAAAACAAATTCTATCATTAGCTAATGGTAGTTCTTGTAGGTACTTTAGTGCAATAGTAACTGACTAAGCCTTTTGTTTTTGTTGGTAGTGTTGTAATTTCATAACCTTCTTCTCGTAGGTTAAAGAGTATCCCACCAAATCTATGGCAGTACAACTCTCTTACAAACTCCCAGTTAGTTATAGGGTCAGAGTCCATAAACTCCTCTAATGCCCATGCTACTAACTGTGTTTTACTTTTTACATATGCGGGTACAAGTACCCCTCTAAATGTATTAGGTATCATAGTTTTCCTTTCTATCTATCGATAACATCAGGACGTAAAACCTGAGTCTTACTAAGTCCTTGGTATCTTCTTTTCTTTTTAGATTTAGCAGCTCTGCGCTGTAATCTATTCACTAGAATGCTGGTGGTAAGTCATCGCCTGCACTAGGTTGTGCTGTCTTGACTTCCCCATCTAGATTCCATTCTTTAGGTAGGTCTGAGTTATCTAACCACCATGACTTACGCCATTTACCACTATGACCACCGCATATTACAGGGTCGTTAGTGCTGCAGGTAAAGTCTGGACTTTTCTCTGACCGTTTACTATTACGATTATCGTATACCATTTGTCCACAGAATGGACATTTTAAATCGTCACGATATTTATTTTGTTCTGTCATTTTATTTAGAACTCCTTCTAGTACTGCACCGTTATCTGTACCTTCTAACTCGATACCAACAGCTTGTACTTTCTCTTCTATTGACATGCTATCAAAGCTTTCTTGTGTTACAACAGTAGGCATATCGACCATCTTTTCTAAGTACTGAAAGTACGAATTAAGTTGTTCGTCTGTCCATCTAGTTTTGTCTGCGTTAAACTTCTTTAACTGTGCATACTGGTTTGCTGAACCTAGTATTTTGTTAAGTGTTTCTTGCGACTCTACATTTGCAACAATACCTTGTACTGTTTCTGCTATAAACTGTACATCTTGACTCATGATTCAGTACCTAAAATACTATCCATGATTGCATTATGTGCAGCTTTATCTTCAGCTGATAGTTTGTTTTCTTTTCTACGCATGTCTACCTTGGTAACGTTTACCGCGGCATCTTTGTCTGCTTGCTCCTGAGTGTAACCATCAGGTGCATAGGATGTAGCCTCTTCTTCAGTCTGTTTACTACCAGACCATAGCTCTACACCTAAACCGAACCTCATGCATGCACGTTTGAATGCATCTGACTCAGCATCTTTTAAGTTTCCACCGTCATTGAACTTAGCATTGCCAAGCTTGAAGGTATCAACATCACCGAAGCCATCGTAACTACCCATACCTTCTATGGTTATAGTTCCTTTAGCACCGACAATGCGTTTTTCTCCATTGTGTGTACCGTATACAGGTTCACATGACCAGGAGTATGTCACACCACTATCACGTAGTCTTTCTACATAATTAGCGTGTGGTACGTAGTCACCAAACTTCCCAGCAGGTGCTTTTTTAACTAGCTCCTGTGGAAATGGGGACAACAAGTCAACGTTATTCATATAACATTCCTTTCTATAAAGTACGTTTCTTACGTAAAGGAAAGAAACGTACTGATTTATTCTTCCTCTGTTGTATTCAAGTCTACTAATGCTGCAATATTAGTCACACCTCTTTCTAAAGGTATTAACTTTACATCACCTTGGTCGTTAGCAAGTATTACTTGTGGTCTATCACCTAAACCAGAATATTCTATACTCGTTAACTTCCATTTAGACTTGACAATTAAGTTAGTCATATACTTATTATACTCACGCATCTTCTAAATTTACAAGGTATTCAGCAGTTACGCCTTGACCTGGCTTAGCAAACAGTAAGTACTGGCATGGTCTTCCCATGCTAGCTAGCTGTTCTTGTGCATAAGTATTGTAGCTTTCAGTACTACCATTAACCCATAAACGTATGTCATTTACGTACATAGTTGTAGGTGTATGGAAGTGTCCAGCTACAGCGTAATCAAAGTCAGGCATTAACTTAGCTGCTGCTAATGCTTTCCAACCTAGTAGTTTTTTACCGAAACCATACCAAGGAAAACCTCCATGGCCTCTTACGTTATCACCATGCCATACAAAGAACTTGCAATTCTTTCCTAGGTCTGCAATACCAAACCAATGCTCATCACCTGTAGGTATCTTAAAAGATATTCTTTTATCTTTTTCGTACACCATTTGCATGATTTTACCTAGCATTCTGTCGCTATTACTGTCTGGGTGATAGTCTTTTCTAGCTCTACCGCCTAGACTTCCATGGTTACCAATCACCCAAGTAACATCTACCTCTTCAAAGTTAGCAAGTAATATGTCAAAGAACTTTGTCAAGATTCTAGGACCATCTACTGTCACTTGGTTATATAGACTTGCATCTATTAAGTGTGATTGACCTGGGAATATAAGCTCACCTTCTACAATATCTCCTGCAACAAGTACCGCGCACTTTTTTACGTTGTGCGCGTGACGCTGGAGGTTTGTCAAAGATACTATCTTATTAGCGTACTCAACAACCCTTGCCTCAGCTACTTCTGTGCTATAATCAGGAGTTACTTTTGCAAGTTGTACGTCTGATAGTATAGCTACAGCAATCTCGTCATCTTTTTTTCTTTTAGATACCGTAGGTTTAGGTATTATAGGTTTATCCCATGTCCTTAAATTGGTATGTACTGCTTCTAATAGAGCTTCAATTAGGTCGGCTTTTTTATTTTTAGCTTTATCTAACTGTTTTAATAGACGAAGATTGTCTGCTTTAAGCTGTTGTATCTTAATTGATTCAGCTTCTGCAAACAGTTCGTCTATATCTTTATTAGTTGGCATCTTTTACCAAGTTTAAAAAGTGATTCCGTACTGCAGATTCACTTATTTTGATACCAAAATGTTCTCTCAATAATCTTGAGACAACATATGGTTTTAATTCGCGTCCAGCAAGTACACGTTCTTCACAGCCTAACCAAAAAGGTTTAGCGTCTTCTGTGATTCTATCTAGTATCTTGCTGATTTTTCCTGTTTCTGCTTCTGACAGCAGTTTATCTATATCTTTCATAGTATTCATTATACTCACATATATTTTAATATGGGTATTTAATTTAAGAAGCCTGCTCCTGCATTCCCTCGATACTTCGCGCACCTGAGGGGTGCACTCGTATCTCCGTCTGCGTACCCAGCTTCTTTAGGTATAGGAAGTGAAGTGGTGTTCACTATAGGATGATTGTTGACATCATTTGAAACCTTGTTCGTAGTTCTCCTACGACTCTATTCCACTTCCGAGTATAAGCTTGACAGAGGAAAGGGACTCTGCACTCTTGCGAGTTACTTATGTTCCTCCCTACTGTATCACATGTTCAATTTAAGTCCATGCTCCTTTACTTCATCTATGTTTTTAAGATTTATAATATTGTATTTTCTAACAAGATTATTTACATCAGCCATTAGATTAAAACCAGCAGTATCACCATGCGCACCAAACACATGCATGTCTGATACCCATAATCTTCTAGCTGGTTGTGTGCCTAGCCATTCTAAAGCAGGACCGTCTACAACATTACCGTAACCTGAATATCTTTCTAGATATTCTTCAGTTACACGCTTACCATTTTTAGCAATGATACGTAAGTTACCTTTATCACCAGTACCATTGTACATAGCAATAGTAACTGCAGGTAATAGCTGCATAATTTCTAAGATATCTTTTCCATCAAAAGACATTGAACCAGACGCATCAATAAGTATTGTGCCACCTAGTTGTGTTTGTTTTTGTTTGAATATCTTTTTATCCACACAGTATCTGTTAATGTATTTAGGATTGTAACCAAAGTCAGCTGGTCTATATGCTCTACCACCTTTAAGTCTACCTTGCAGGTTAACAGTTAATGGAGGTTGATGTGTAACCATTTCACCCCACTGACCTGTACCTTGAGTACTTCTGTATAACATTTCAGACAAATCATTTCTAGTACGTTGTTCTAAAGAACCACCGCCTAGCTCATTAGATTCCTCTGAGTCACCTTCACCTTCACTCATACCAGGTGCGGTATTAGGTTTTGGTTTAGGTTTGTATACTTCATCTTGTGTAGGTGCATCCCTGAACATATCAAGTATTAGACTCAATGGTTCTGCATATTTTTGTACTTTACGATAGCTAATAGTTTGACCATAGCCATGATTAGTTATATTTTGATAGTACATCATAATAACTTTTTCTGCATAACGAATTTGATTCTTACGATATTCAGTAACAGTATCATCATTATGAATCATGTTCATAGCTGATGTCATTACAACCCATTCATCATTGTATTTGTAACTAGCATATCTACGGTTAGAATCATTATCTGATACTCGCCACCTACTAGCTAGACCCATAAGTATTATTTCTGCAATACCTGATTCATAAACTAGCTTGTTAGTTTTTTGTTCTATCATATCTAAACACTGAGAAGGTTCAGATAATTCAAGCTTGTTTTCGTACAAAAGATGGTTAATTCTAACCTCTTCTAGTACATGAACAGCTTCTGCACGTACACCAGGTTTTAGCTTACCCATAGTTTTAGGACTCCACTTGGCATGACCAAGTTCATGTCTACGTATCATACGACTATGGTTGATACCACATTCCT